TTTAAAATCTTCCATCGGACTTCCAATGGGAATTTGTGAGGAAACCTATAAACCTCACCCAGCTCTTCTTTCAGGACCCCTAAGGGAAGAACCTTTAACAACTACAAATGAAATTAAAATTTTTGAATTTTTCTTCAAATCTCATCTTCACTCAATTCGAGAATTACTGTACTCTCAGAACTTAACATTCTTTGATACTGAAACTCTCTTTTCCTCAAAACCGTGAATTTCCTAAGAAATTTCACAATCCTTATCGCCATCATACGCCTAAGCATTATGAAAGCGAAAGGAACAAAATGAGCGTTATTCCTCAACCTCAAAAACGTGCCTCTACGATAGATTTCGTAACGAACAGCACAAGACAAACAATTTTTAACTTTTCCAGCATAAGTTTCCTTACCTCTAAGAAGAATTAACTTCCTTTTGGCTGAAACAACTAGATTAGTGTCCAATAAGTAGTCCCATTCTTTTCGAATTCGAATTCTATTTTTGAGAAACTTTCTCAATCTCACAACAAACAAAACACTAAACGAAACTTTTTCCATCGAAAGTCTCGTTTCTGCCACAGCTTCCATTGGCTGTGCACTCTTCTCTTCAGATTCCTTCTTCAACATAGGTACTGAGGACAAACCCAAAGTACCCGAGAAATTGGAACCAAAAACCCCAGGACGTCGAAACCTCTTACGCAGAAATCTATAAATAGTTCTGGCAGCAGCATCTCGACCGACAACATTTCCCAAAAACAATGCACCTGGTTGCATTGGCGGAATCACTCAAGCCCAAGTCAGGCCGTGATGAGCTTCAAAAGAAGCCCTATCAAAACCTGGTCTTTGAGTTCGAATCCAACTGCGCATTTCCGAAATTCTGTTCCTAAACGAATAGGAAGCTACAGAATTCTGGTTATCCGCGGCTGTTGACGAACCCGACTTAATTCCAGCATTTCTATCTCTGTTGTCATTCAAAGACCGAATCGTTATGCTGAAACCTTCCATCATATTCTCTTCCGGAATGTATTTTCCTCTCGCCGGAAACCTATCCGTCTCAGAAAATATGTTCTTTCCCAAACTGTTGAACATCTCAAGGATCTCTCTCCGACTGGAAACAAGACTCAAGTCCTTAGTCTCAGCCGCAGTGACAAACCTCAACAAGTCCATACTGTTATACCACGGCAAAGTGGACAACATTTCAAGTTCCTCGTCATAAGGAGTGTAGGACATGATCTCTTATCTAGCAATTTAAAATGACTTCCTCTCGTCTTCATATAAAGACGAAAACAAATCAAAATTTTTAGAAAGAGCGTATAATGCCTCCATCGCCCTGTACGAATTAACCTCGGTGTTGTATCTCTTCGCCACCATTTCAGACACACTGTCGTAAAAACTAGCATCATCATAACACTTAGCCAAATCCGCATAACTCACAAATCTCTCATGGAGCGTTGCAAATTCTTGGTTCAACTTAATGTGTTTACCCAATCTTTCAGTTCTTTTCAGAGGATCTACCACGGCTCGAAATTGTTCACCATTATTCGCGAAAAAATAAGAGCAAAAAAAACCGTGATTCGAATCAATGACTTTCCCTTTAAGATTAAAATAGAGTGATAGATCTTTAGCCCCCTTTTCAGCTTGAAAATCTTCCTCTCCGAAAACAAACGAATCATCTCCGACAAAATAAAGAGCATTTGCCCTAGTCAAATCGAAAACAGTTCCAAGCGCAATCATAGAAATCATAGTATTACCAAAACAGGTCATTGCATCACCTGTTTTTCTTTGATAAACTAAGTAAGCCTTTATCCCATTCAAAAAATTGGTTCCTGTAGAAGATTTGTGACAATCCTTCCATAGTCTCAAAAGTTCACAGTCTAGACCCAATTTCTCCAAAAAAAACATTTCAATCTCAAAACAAACTTCGGTCTGGGACTTATCAAATTTTTCTTGGTCAATTTCCAGCAATTTGTATTCCTTTTTCACATCGAGAAAATCATTCAGATGTTGATCAAGATGATCCACGTTTTTCCTGAGATGACAATACACAGACGGTTTAAGAAGACTCGAAAACCTTTCAAATAGTTCTCTAAACACTGGGCTGAACATAGCATTTATCTTCTTCTTGTGAACCAGCAAATTTTGAAGGATAGGATACTCAAAAGGAGCACCTGGTTCCAACTTATTCTTTGGTTCCGTTTTCAACATCATTTCATAAGCAGAAAATTCAGATTCATCGATCGGAAGCTCCGGATCTTCTATCATCTTAAGTTTCTTTTCTTGAAAGTCAGCCAACCACTTACCCAAACTCGCAGAGGAATTGATAAAAGGCTTACTTTCGTATTCCTTCATCTGTTCTCTGGCTTTCGGATGACAAAAAGTTTCAAAAAACCTGTCAAGACTTTTTCGCTTTAAAACCTCAATATCGCAAGGGACATTGTTGTCCGGCCTATTAAGATTCCTTTTCTCCAATGTAAGAAGTCCTTGTCTCATAGTTCTAGGTCTTGTGAGCGGTTGCCCAGTCCTCAACTTCGATCTATAATCAAACTCCTCCTTATATGTTTTATCCACATTGTTAATCATCTTACTCATGTCCAATCTGCAATCTTCAAGGTTAAAAACCAAATCAGAATGCTCAACTTGATATGAATCAGTTTCATAACTCTCCGTTGCCGCAGCTGGAAATATCCTGTCATAATAATCCTGCAAAATCTCGACCGCATCTTCAGCGTCTGACGGGATCACTTTTGTCAGACTAAGCCGAAAATCCTGAGTAATTGGAACATCAGTGAAATCAATTTCCGCTTCCATTGTGACTCCTCCTTGTGAAGCAATCAACGCATCCCGAACCTTCTTTTTGTCCGCCATATCAGCTAGAGCATCGCCAACCAGAGACGCTTTAGTCACATAGTAAAAAGTTTGTCTATGCCTCGATATTGCCACCAACGCATGTTGCTCACTTTTGAAAAGATCCAACTTGAAGGTATTATTTCTGACCATACAAACATTGTTCCAAGTTTTACCTTGAGCTTCATGAACCGTTATAGTATTTCCAAAACCTCTTCGTCTTAACTCTTTTTTTTCTTCCTGAGTCCAAGTCAAATACTGAAAGTTTCCCAAAGGGACATCTTTCAGATTATTAATGGTCTTAAGTTGAATGGACTTTTCGACTTTGGAAGCCGACTTGAAACCTTTTTCATAATGCTTACTAAGAATAGCAGCTACATCTTTCGGACATCTATAAGAAAGATTTTGAACTTCCACTGCCGAAAAATCTGAGTAGAACTTCTCCATCATCACAAAATCAGGTACTCTAGCAATAAAAGGAATCTGGTTTCTGTCTCCATAAACAAACATTTTCCTACATTGCGTTAAATCCCTTAGAATGTCGATCTCACCTGGGTGAATCATCAACCCCTCATCCAACCAAACAACATCGTAAGCTTTCCTACTGTTTAAAATATAAGAATCAACAGTCGAGACTTTGGTTTTCTTTCCAAGTTCCTCTACTTTGTCCTCTATATCTTGCTTAGTTTCTCTGCCCACAGTCAATATTAGATCAGAAGGTCCAGCCCTTTTTATAATACCAGTCGTTTTTCCACAACCAGGTACTCCTTCAACCAACGTTACCGTCCCAAAACTGTTTTTCATAGGTCTAGGATTAAGAACTTCCAACTTCCTTTTCGATTGCAACAACCTAACATTTTTGTTCACTATTAAGAGGTTGCTTTTTGTTTCACAAGAATAAGACCATCTCTCAGAGAATAAAGTGCTCTTTAACTCAAGAAACTCAACACCATTGTAAGCCAAAGCATACTCACCAGAAATTTTTGTGTCAGAGACCGATTCAAAGGTCCCGTCATTTTTAATTTTCAAGACATCAGTTTCCCTTGTTTTCCTTGCTATCGCCAACTCCTTCTCGTTAAGATAAGATCTCCCAAGAACGTTTTTCCAGTCTTCCATCACAGTAGCTTTAGAGTTTTCAACCTCCGCTGCCAGATATGCGAAATACTCGTTCCTACGAAAGTCGCCAATTGGATTATCAGTTTTCAGGTCAGCCCTTAATCTTCTGTTATCCTTATTATGAGTACGATTCTCACAATCATTTTCTTGTCCGTTTAGATCAAACTTGACAACCGATTTACTAGCTTTTTCTTCGTCACCCTCATCAAAGACAAAGGATTGAATTTCATCGTTCAATTCCGCAAAAGAAAGAGAATTGACAGTACGGTTATCTGTCGTCTCACCAGTTTCATGAATCAAGGAAGTTTTCTCAAGAGATTTCTTCTTTTCATCATTCGATTTAACAAGATACCTAACATATTTCATGTTAAAAGTATCGCCAGTCAAAAAATCACAGATGTCCTCACCGTTTATTTCGCTGTCATCAGATTCGGAAGCCTCTTCTAAATCATTGAGATCAGTAGAATCGCTGGAATCCAATAATTCGCTAGACAACCCAGAAGCAGGAAAACTAGTTTCACTGTCTAAGTCGAAGGAAGGAACAAATTTCGAATCATCACCAGTAATGATGGTCTTCAAAGCACTATCCGACCAATCTTTTTTTGGAACTAATTCATCCATCGCATAAAATTTCTCAAACTCCTCACCCGTTTTCTGCAGTTCTTCAGTCACCGGTTTTTCACCACTGGTTAATAAAGTATGCATAATCTCCGAGTAAGAAATCGTTAAAGGCGCACTGACAAAGCTCAGGGCGTAGGATTCAAGATCCATATCATCCACAAGCATCTGTTTTAAAGAATCAAAAGAAAACAAACTTTCAGAAAATCTAACCCTGTCCCACCAAACTGACAAAGCATTCCAAAGACCCCCTCTAGCAAGTTTTCTGCTCAGATCTTCCACCCTAGTCAACCTATCCATTGTTTGATTAGCGTAATACTTACCAAAACATACTTTCAAGTAAATGACCTGAGAAAGAAGATTCAAATCGTCGTGAGACTCTCCCCCTTTCGAAGTGACATCAGTCCCGTTAACCACAATACGACTATTGTAAGTTTTCAAGTGATTGAACACATTCAATTGGGTAAGGCTAGAGTCTTTCAGTCCCATCGCGTATCCAAGAGAACCCTCATAGAGCTTCTTAGAGACAACAACTACCTTAGGGACAATGTCCTTTTCAAAGTTGACGTGAGCTTTCTTATTGTAGTCAAAAACTCTCACAGCCACTCTCTCCAAGTTCTTTTCGATCCAGATATTGCGAAAAGATTCAGTTTTCTGAGGATACAGCAGTGGAGTTTCCACCCTGATAACCTTCAAAATTTGAATCCCTCCTCTGTTCTCCATTGGTTCAAAGTAATAGGTCACCCCCTTGTAACTCTTAGTGAAAGTGCTCATAAAGCGCTTGTATTCAGAGAACTTGTGGATGTAACCGTTGGAACTGTCACCCAAGAAGGAGAATCGAATTTCGTCCTTATCCTTGTTCACAACAAAGTGAGCATTGATAGGTCTAATAATACCCTCATCCTTAAGAAGAACCATCTCATCGAAAATAAAAGTCGCATAGAACGTGAACACGCCGTGTCTATGAAGAGACTCTACGAGAGTCTCAATCGTCATGTCGTAAATGCTGTGGATACCCATCCCCAATCGGGCCTTGATATCGCAATGCTCTGCTTTTTTGTTACAGTACACAGCACCAGTGTCAGTTAGCAGTTTGTGAACACTCTTCTCAACATTGTCAAAGTTTGGCTGCACTGAATTTTTCATAAATTGCTTCATTTTTTTCAATACAGTAACCTTTTTCTTGTCAACAAAAATCTCCGCCGCAATCTTCCGCTCAGTATTTCTCGCCGCATCTCTCATATCCAATAAAGGACAACAAGAGTGAACATTCGCTCTTCCATGAGTCAAATGATCTAACCAATTGCCACCAAAGTCCACCACAGGCGTATCACTGGTTGCATTTAGCCTTCTCATCAAAAGATGAGTCTCCAATTTTCGAGCCGTTGCCGCAAAAGCATGACTCTGATTCACCGAACTGACAAAGTTAATGTCAAATTCCCTAAACAACTCCCCAATTGTTTCCCTTTCTTCATACTCGAGAAAAGCATGAATGGTAATCTTAGGTCTGGTTTCAAGAAACCTGTCCTCTTCGACATCAGCATCAATAAGCTGCTTGTCGGCAATCCGATATGCACTGGAGTTTATATCAGACAAAACCGTGCGACGAAGCAAGTCTCCCTGCTCTTCGCTCAACGTTCCTAGCATTTTTGTGAATTTCGACATGTTGTCTCCTTCTGCTCTTTAATTGAATTTCAGTTTTTTGTTTGTCCCAAGCGGAACGAAAAGAAAAGTAAAGGTAAGTTAAAGTTTTAACCGTTAGGTAAAACAAAAACCTGAAATCAAAAGAAAAGTAAAAATCGACTATGTCAAAACCTTGTTGATGAAAGTACGCACGTGTCCACCGAACCCGCACACACCCCAC